CAGATCCAATATTTGGAAAACGTAAATGTGTAAAAGAATTTAAAGAATCTTTACTATTTATAACGCCATTTTCAACGACGTTTTTAAATGTGAGAATTTTGTCTCTACCATGTTTATAGATAACTGAATCAATTCCACCCTTTCCATTCGTGGCTATAATATGTGTCGAATATGATATTATAATATTTCCTATTCCTGCTCGATGATGTGGTAAATAAATCATAGTTTAACATTATTACAGTATCATTCTCTAAATACTTTATCCAAGTACATTTCTAATATTTTCTAAATAATGTTGTCTGTCGCATAATGTATTTATTTCACGTTCGATATTCACCCTTTCTTCGCGCGCATTTTTTCTCAGATTTTCAACACCTTTATTGAAATGATACCTGTAATTTTCGTATATTTTCTTTTCATACGTTTTACTCGTAAACTCTTCGCGTTCACTATCTGATTCCCAGCTCATATTATCATTAAGATTTTCAAAAGTCCACTCTTTATTTCCCACACATTCAGCATCGTAGTCGCAATAATTTTTTATCGCATCCTCCCTGACCTTAATAGTTATGTTTCTGATATATCTTAAATTTCTCAGACTTTTTTCGATGATTTTTAAATCATTCTCAAGATTTTTGAGTAATTCTTCATTTTCAACCCATTCATCATAATATACCGGATCTTCGTCGTTTATGGTATCGTGTAATTGTTTTATATTATCACACATTTCTAAATAGGTACCTTCAGGGATCACATTAGAAATATGGTCGACGCATTGCATGAGAGATTTGAGATTATCCATTTTCATGGGAAATAATAAAAGGTGAAACGACTTAGGTATATTTTTTCCTCATCTGACCTGTAAAGGTGGTCCATTCATCATTTTTCTTATCGGCGAAAAAGAAAGCTTTTAAAGTCGCATTATCGAGAGATGCCTGCTTTTTCATTTGTGCATCGGTCGTATTTTTACGGGTTTTACGAAAATACTGACCTGATTTTTGTTCGGCTTTAATCATAACTTTTAAGACAGATTTCCACTCTTTTTGAAGTTTGGTATATTTCTTAAGGTCACGCGCGTTCATTTTAGACTCAATAGATTTGGGGAGAAGTTTGAGGTTAGCCATTTACTGTATTACAAGATATTTATCATCTACTCTAGGAGCTGCCTCTGAAGCTGTGCGAGGGTGATGTTATCTTCGCGATCATCTAGACGCGCTTCGCGAGCCAATTGCCACGCACGCACCCGCTTGACCGACGCCGCCGCCTTATTGTACTTTTTCACCTTTTCCAAATATGCAGTTGCCGTTTTGTTGTAGTTTAAGATGCAGTCGTTGAGATGCTCCCGATCTTCTTTTAATTTTTCCGCTTTCCTGTTCAACATCTGATCAGCCTCATCCAACACACGCCATTGGTGGTCGAGTTCTGGCCGGATTTTTACCGCCCCGTGTAAGGTTTTTAATTGGTTGCATACCTCCAAATAGAAGCCTTCTGGAACTTGTTGAGCGTTGTCGTCAAGCATTTCCATCAGTTTGTGGACCACAAGCATTTGAGTGTTCATCTTTGTTCAAGTTGAACACGAAGTAACGACGTTGTACGTGCTGTTTACTTTTTTGATACTTATTGTATTTTATTACAACGACTTAGGTAATTTTTCTAAAAATTAGGCATGTTATCTCTGGATCGAGCCGCGAAGGTCGCCTCGTCAACCCACCCCCGGACCTCTTCCTCTTCTTTTTTTTCCTTCTTGAGACGGATGGTCTCGAGCCTCTTCTTCGCGGCTTCCACCTTATCAAGTTGCTGTTGGATCTCCGCGAGGGTCATGTTATCCTCCAGCTGTTCCTTAAGGTCCGCGAGGGTGATGTCGTCCTCGTCATCGTCCTCCTCGTCATCTTCACATGCTTGGCAATGAGCGTCAAACATGTGACAGGTGTGTTCTCCGTTTTTGACCATCTCTTGGATGTCAGGGTCATGCATGATGTCATCATCATCCTCGTCAGAGACCGGGTCGCGAAAGTCGGGCATGCTGCCAAACTCAGCCTTCTTGGTCTCGGGGGGAGGGATGACCTCAAAGTTGAGTTTAGCGTTGGGGAGCAGGGTCGTGAGACGATCCAAAGTTTTCAAGGCGGAACGGGATCCGATGAGCTTGCCGCCGAGAGCTTGAATTTCAAAGTTCATTGTTGTTTGTTGTTTGTTGGTTGAAAAATACAAGGTTTTGAGCTGACTTAGGTTTTATTTTTACGATTGTTGTTATTTGAGTTGGAGTTGCTCTTACGGTTGTTGTTGTTTGAGTTTGAGTTTGAGTTGTTGGAGTTCATGTTATTTTTAGTGGGGCGGCGGAACGATCGTGTCGCGTTGTTATTTGAGTTAGAATTAGAGTTTGCGTTACGGTTACCTCTTGGTGACCTTCCAGTATGTACCCAGTTGAGTACATCCTCAAGAGACCACGACCCATCAATATTATCATATCCCTTCCAGCTCATAGCCTTCGTCCTAACGCCAAACAATCCGTCATTATCAGGAAGTTGCATTGTTCCCTGCAACAATCTAAGTGTCTTTCCAGTCTTCGAAGTGGTGCTCATAATGTACGGGAAAGTTTTTGAAAAATACTTCCACTCGGCAGTGTTGCGTTCACTTTTTGGTGTATATTTGTGAATTATACCCCAAATGAACTTCTTAATAAAAGAGATACGCTTACGAGGATCATTAGGACCCGGATTTGTAGTGCGACCAATCGCTAACATCATAGCATACAGAGCCTCCATGTAGCAGAAATGATGTTGTGAAAGTTCATCGTATTGAGAAAGTCTGAATGCTCCCCGTGCACCCTTTTCACCGAGCTTATTGAGAATTAGGGATCCCCAATTTGACGGGTCATTCATAAATTTACTGTAGCTGTTTTTTACAAAACCACCCGAAGGTTGTACATTTACCTTTTCTGACCTCGCAGTTACCTTTGCTTTACATCCAAAAATAGATCGTACCCTAGGCGTACTCCAATCCATCTTGGACCCAAACTGTTTCAACGCTACTGTTAAAAATCGTGAACCCTTTCCATACATAGAATCATATACAGTCACTTTACCATTTTGATGTTCTACATGAAGGAGACCGGTATGACCCGTCCTATTCCCAAACTTATGAGTAAGTAAAATGAAGTCGTGATCAGTGTCGTGGGGGTACTTTTTTCTCGTTGTATTGAGATTATTAGTGGTCTCCTTAATTTGGTAAGACATATATCCACGAGTTCCAATAGTATCTGTCATGATCTGCTCAAACATACCCGGGGCGTGAAGATATTTCTTGGCAATTTCAGAAGCGTTCTCGATAGCGAGAAGGGTTCGGGCTCGTTCTCGTTCTCCTCCACCAGTCTTGTTTCCCGCAGTACGTTCTATGTAATCCTTACTGCTGAACTTGAGAGTCTTTTCACCAATCGCTTTCATGAGCTGATTGCGATTTGCACCCGCTGGTAGAAGTTTTACAGGTACAGGATTATTCATATGATATTTACTTATATTATTATTTAATGAGTTGCTTTTGAAGCTCAGCTAAGGTGATGTCATCTTCGTCCTCTCCGACGAATTTCCAAAAACTTCTGTAATCATGCTTACTTTTGAAAATACCCTCCTTAATCATTTTATAAGAGAGTTCATCATGCTCTTTATGAAATGATACACTTAATTTACACCATTCTGCGAAGTCCATTCCAGCGTCAAAGTCGCGCTCGAGCTGCACGCGATCATCTTGGTTTTTCAAGTATTCTTTTGTGAGCGCGACGTGGCCGTCGATCAAAAAAATACAGGGGTCGGCAGACGACATCGGCTCCATGTTGACCAGGTGAGGAATGACCTTGCTCATTGTTGGTTGTTGTTTGTTGTTTGAAAATTACAAGGTTTTGGGTTGACTTAGGTGCTTTATCGAAACCAATACCCATTCGCAGGTGATGATGCGGGTACGTTGGTGGCACTATTTGTTCTAGAAAGGGCTGGTCTAATTTTATCGGGGATGAAAGCGTAGAGTTTCTTTAATTCGTTGCAGAGGGATAGGTAGACGTTCTCAGGGATTTTATCAGATATACTGTCTATTATTTGCATTACATTTTGAAGTACATTCATTACTATAGTACATGGCTATTTTTCTAAACATTTATAACATCGGTATGTCAGCGTGACGGTTGAGCCTCTGTGCCTCGTCGATTATGTCTTTGACGACGTAGGGGCAGTTACGCTTATCGTGACCCACCTGGCGGCAGCGACCACAGCGACGCGGACCCGAAGATCGCCGGTGGGCTCCGTTACGGATACCATACATTCGGTCAATCGCTTCTTGGTAATCTTGAACATCCACGTATCCGTGTTCATTTGGGGGAATCTGTGGAGCTTCCTCAACGGTGTACATGCGTGTTTGGTGGCGACCACGTCCGATACGGGAAAATGATCCAGTCTTATTGTGAAGGTTTTGGAGATGATCACAGAACTTGAGGTAGAGGCCTTCGGGGATTTTATCCGAGGCGTCATCCAGCTGTGTCATCATCGTGCGTAAAATATCTTGTTGAGTAGTCATGTTTTTAGATGAAATTTACAAATATTCTTACAAACTTAGGTGCTATTTTCTATTTAGAAGCGACGCAATCCCTTAATTCCTTTATGTTTCAATTGCCATATATGTTCCACCACTACAGTCGAACCCAATCCGGTAAGTATAGGGTTATCATATACATATACACCATACCACATAACAATAAAACCCCACACAAATGCGAGAATATCTGTCACAGGCGACGCGAGATAACTACAATTTGCTTCTTTTGGAATAGATTTCTCCATCAACACATAGAATGCTGAACCAACAATGACAGACAACGCGAGTGCGCTGGGGTGATTCATTACTATATTACACTGCTAAATTATTTAACGGCGCCGCTCGACCCGCGCCACAAACCCGTTGTCCACCATTCGTCCACTATCACTCACCCAAAACTCATTTACTGCGGACTCCCAGTAATCACGGTGATAGACGCATGCGTCAGCTAGCCTCAACTCGATCTCCCTATCCACACAAAACCTCTCCAACCTAGACATCTCTGCCTTCGACTCAACCACCTTTAACTTAGCGTTTTGGAGGGCGACATACCATTTCCTTTGGCATTCTTCCTTGTAGTCCTCGTAAATCTTCTTCTCAAAGGCGGGAAGCTTTTGGATTGTTTTGAGTGAAAGTTCATCGTAGTAGACCGGTGCCCAGCCAAGGCGGTTCGCCAAGGCTACCTTCTCCTCCTCGGTTGTAATTTCCACCACAATTGTCCGAAGACCGTTTTCCACCAGCTTTTCCCAGGTCCATTCGCTTGTCGGCACGGCGGCGGTGGATAGGCGACCAACGAGTTCCCCAGCCTCACCACCGGGAGCCCAACGAGTGTTCTTTTCACACCACAACTTGATAGCCTGAGTCTTTCGAAACGCAGTCATACGCTTGATGGGAGTCCAAGTACGCCTCGCTTCTTTTTCCCACTTCATGAGAACCTTGTACTCCTCGTGCATCTTCTTCACATGATCCAGAAGCTGGTCTCTGAGAAGTGCAATATCAGAGAGACGTGTTCGATCGAGATTCGGGGCGAACGGGGCACGAACCGCTGGTCGTGGAGACCCGTAGTCGCTGTCTGATTCGTCATCACTCGCAGTGTCGCTGTAGTAGAATTCGTCTTCGTGAAACGGTTTATCACCGTTGAGCTTGTCGTAGACGCGCTTGAACTTGTCGGTCATCTTCAGATACATCCCATCAGAGATCTGACCGGAGATTTCGTCGAGGCATGTCATGAGGCTTTGGAGATCTTCCATTTTTTCAGTTGAAAAATTTCAAAAGCTCGATTGACTTAGGTTGTTTTTTTGAATATCAATGTAGAAGTGGAGAATGTTTAATCTGTTTTTTATCAAGAAAAAGTTTTACTTAGGTTTAGATTATGACTCTATCTTTCTTTTTAGACCAATGCAATTTATTATTGTTCATATATTCATAATATTTTCCATGTGTACCATCAAATGTTATATTATTGTTATATAACTCTCCATCTTCTTCATATATGGAATAGTTATAGTATTTTAATTTAGGTGCAATGGATTTTGTATACATATTTGGTCCAGTTATTTCTAATATGTCATTCGATTTGTTATAATTTATTTGATGACACATATCATCTATTACACCTTCCAATAATGGATGTCGTTTTGAAAACATGAAAACACTTTGTAACAATTGTTTTTTATTACCTTTTGGTTTGTGATCAATATCGTAATATTCGTCTAATTCCATGTAATCATGCCATAACCACACACCTATATGAATTTTATTACCCATAAGCCATTGATTTAAAGGGGTATTTATCTTTATTTTTACGTCTAAGTATATACCACCTTCATTATAAACTATTATATACCTAAAGAAATCACTAATACACGTATAACATTCTGGGTTTATTTTTTCAAAGCATTTAATTATTTTTTTATTTGTATTTTGATACACATACCTTTTTATATCATCATAATCATAAAACATAAAGGTGTATTCTGGATTTTCTTTTTTATTTTGTTCAATAACATTTTTAACAAAAATTGGTAATTTATCTTTTCCCTGTATGTAAATTTGATGTACAATTTTAGGAACGTTTTCACGCCTTTGTTTAATATAATAAATAACAAAGGTTAGTGTTATTATTAACAATAACAACACTAACATACTATAAGTACAACTTTTTTTAAAAAGAAGTACAAGACTTATCAGCAAAACCTACGAAGAACGCTGTGCATATCATGATGATAAATACTAGGGTTTGTCGGCGTTTCGGTAAAAAATACATTCCACCGAGTAGAGATAATACGACATAAAAATAAAAAAATTGTGCATATTCCACAAAAGCTCTCAAATATCTTGTTGTGGATATAGCCCCGGGGTATGATATGAAGATACTATCAACTTCATTTTCATTTTGTAGAGGACTAAAGTTTTTGAAAATTTTTTCATCTTTGTCTACCTTTATAAAATCGTATTTATTACAAAGTTTATTAAAATTGCGTTGATCGTCTTCACATTTTAAAAGCAATTCATCTTTTAAAACTTGTTTGAGTTCTTTAACATATCCCATATACAAACCAGCGTTCGCAATTGAATTATCACACGTTCCAAACATAAATGATTGTAAAAGCCAAGGTGGGTTATTTGAAAATAACACTTTACACTTGTAGCTTTCAAAAAATTTCTTTACATTTTCCGTGTTTTTATTAATTTTGGTATCAAAACCATCCAGATACACAACTATATCGTCGTCATTTTTAGTTTCAAGATGTTTAATAACACCTTTGGTCTTGTCAGAGAACCCCTTCCATTCTGTTCCCCATCCCAAAACCTTGATTGGAATTCCAAATTTATTATTGACGAGTTCTTCAAACATACCCTGGCTCTTATTTGCATATGTAACTATTTCTACACTCATATATAATTCGTATATATAATAATTGATGGTTATGAAGAAGTAAATTTTCTTTTTATATCTCCGGAAATTTTTACTATGGTGACGAGCGATGAGAACCACCATATATATTTCACATCCATCGTAGTAAATCTTATCGTAGGAATTCGCAGTCTGGGTTTTTTCAATTTTTCATGTAGTCGTTTAAGTGCGTCGCACATTTTTATGTATTTACCTTCCGGTAAATTGTCTCTATATTCATCTAAACCCTTCATGACTATAGCTAGATCTGGGTCTACACCCATTTAACTTTAGAGAGTAAAATAAAATACCAAACTTCACTCAAAATTATAACTTGTTGTGACATGACTAACATTTTAGCACGGTCACTCTTAGGTACTATATCGCCGAATCCCACACTCGACATCGTTGTCGTAGCGAAATAGTATGGATCTAACGGACTCTTAAAATCGAAATCTTCGGGTCCCATCCTACTATAGATGAATCCATACACGAGAGTCGTGAGAAAAATTATAAAGAAATTATTAACTACACGTTTCATTAGTATACGTAAAGAAATAATTAATTTCCGATATCTACCCCTTCCCTGACAGCTTTTTTTACGAGACTGTTATACCAAAAAAGTATTTCGTTTTTCGTTTTAGATACACTTCTGGGGTGTATACGTTTAACTAGACCAAGTTCTCTATTTTTTAAAGACTTTATGGATACTTTAGGTTTGTTTGTAAAACAAGAATAACACACCGATTCTACCTTTAGACCTATGAATGAATAATATTGTTCGTTATTATCTACAAATATAGGATTTGTATGTAAGTAAGTTCGTATAAAGTTTTTAGTCTGACGATTTCTCGACACGACTCGGGGTTTCAGAGGAGCTTTACATCGACTACATTCTCGAGTCCATTTGATGTGCATAATATTAAAATGTATGTATACTTTAAATGTCTTCAGCAAAAGGTATTATAGGTCTCATGGTAGGAGTAGGCTTGGGCTTACTCATCATGTGGCTCATAAGGTCGCGAACACCAGGTGGGTCTCCAAAAACAATGATTAATGGTATACCTTTTAAACCAGGTGTGAGCCCTATATTGGATGCTATAGGACGTGTTCAAAGTGAAACAAACGAAGCATTACGAGGACCTTTATGTAATGCTTTTCATACAGCCGAACTTGGATTAATGAAAAGATTGGAAGGAATTCAAGAATCTATATCGTGCACAGAGTTTAAGATTTTATTACAGCAAGAAAGAGATGAATTCGCAAATAAGGAAATTGGTGAAGATGATGAAGAAGGTAAGAAAATATTAATAAATATGTACACGGAAATAGATTTACTTATTGATAAAATAAATAAACGTTTCTGTGATTCTGATACTAGTACTATAACTGGTCAGGACATAACAAAATTAATAAAAGAAGTTCGTGATGGTTTATGTTATGATAAAGATGATTACGATGATATCACTATGGAAGACTTAACTGGAGAAATTGGAAAAACTGTGGAGCGAGTTAAACTTCATCTATACGATCCAACAAAACCTTACACTGATGTTATACGCGAATCTATTTCATGGATTGAAAATTCTTTCAAACAGGGAGGTGTCACTGCAACTCCTCCATGGAAAAATAGATTATCAGGGGGTGGATGTGAACAATTTGATTCATATGAAATATCTAGAGATGAATCCGGTTATCGTATTTTAGAAAATCTATCATCTGAAGAAATTGAAGTGGCTGGCTTTAAATCTTTATGTGGAGAAGTTATAGCAGCTATACCAGTTATAAATGAAGATACAGTAATACCAGAAGAAGGAACACAAGAAGAATTGGAATTATATACCCCTTTATATGAAAAAATTAATGAAAATTGTAAAAACTACATGCTCAGCAGCGCAGATCCCGATACTTATATTTTTGAACAGGGTAGACGTAAGGCATGTGAAACCTTTAACGAAATAAAGGAAGAATATGAAAAATTACGAGATTCTCTGGCAGCCGCAGATGAACCTGATTAAAATGATACCTAAGTCAATCAACAAAATTATTAAAATAATAAAAAATGGAGCAACACGCAATGAACATCTGTAGAGTGATCGAGCCAACCGAAAAGTCTGAGCGGTTGGCTCGAGCGCTTGTAAATTTAAAGCGAAATTATACTAATCATGAACAAAAAAGGCAGGCCAGGTCCATCGTTTTTTTGGAAGATGCTCCTAAGCAAGAGGTTGTTCAAAAGCACACAAATCACACATGTAGGGCTACAACTCTGAAGGGTAAGCCGTGTAGCTTTAAGGCGGTGTGTGGTGGGTATTGTAAAAAACATGGAATATCCGAGGGTGGTGTAAGTCTTGGTAAAAAAATAGTCGTTTAATATAAATGTTTGATCAGGACACACTTAAACCAGTCATCATATCTATGATCGTTTATATAGTCATCGCGAAGGTATTGCCAGATCTTATGAAGAAACCTACGGGTATAAGCTTCATAGATGATATCAATTCCATGTTAATCTCTCAAAAAGGATCTATAGGTTCAGGTGCTCTCCTCACCGGTATCGTCGTTCTCATCACCAATTACATTTACGAAGAATTCTCTTAAAACGTTTTCACGATTTACAACCTGTTTAGTAAAAATGTGATCCATAGTATATACCCTGTTCTCGTACGCGTGTTTCATGAACTCCAAGAGTTGATCGAAATTGGGTTTACCCCAAATCATTCCTTTTTGAAATAGGAAATCGTCATTCTCCAATTCTTGAAGTTCACAATTAATCATGTAAGGTGATTTAATATATTCAGAAGGTCCTCCAAAATCTGTTAAGATGACAGGCTTATCCCGAATCGCCGCTTCTATGGCCCCCATTCCAACACCTTCAGATTTGGAAAAGTTTACATAGCAATCACACCTTCTATGTAAATCATCCATTTCATGACTATCTAGCATATTGTTTATGACTTCAACCCTGGGAAGTCGAATATCTACATCTTGATTACACGTAGCTTTGACAACTAAACGAGTGTTAGGTTCATTTAGACGAACAAACGCTTGTAAAATTTGTTTGAAATTTTTACGATCGTCCATGATGTTGCCTATATGATAAAATACATAAGGTTTCTCTCGTGGTTTGGGTATATGTGCGTGAATGACATAAAAGTCATTTTTTGGAAATTGTCGAGACAGGACGGATTTACAGAATTCACTGGGTACGGCTACACGATCAAATTCTTCCATGATCATCCCGTAATCTTCGTGTACCGTGGTAGTTTCACAAACGGTCATACAAGCTAAATGCTTTACACGCGTTTTTGCATACTTGGCGTATTCTATATGTTCTCGTAAAGGTAGTAAAAATATCAGGCCGTATTCATCTTCAGGTATTTTACTTCCTATTGTGAAATACGAAGCATCTGGAAAAATTTTGGTATATTTATTCGCATGTTGACCTATCCCACTTTTTAGGGATGAACCAATGAATAACATTTAGTATAAAGATAATCTTACTTTTATATATATAGCAATGGATTCTTTACGTGATGAGATCGAACAGGAAATGAAAATTCTCAACCTCGATAAAAGGCGTCTCTGTAACCTTCTCTTAAAGGTTCTCGATGCGTCTGGATCGGGTGGCACTGCCATGGAGGGTGCCCGTGGCGCCCCAGGTCCTCCCGGCCCCCCGGGACCCCGTGGTCCTTCCGGGCCTCAGGGCCCACCCGGTGCGAGTGTTGCCCCCGCAGCCAAGTCGGATGATAAACCCGCAGCCAAACCTGCGGCTAAAAAGGCTGCCAACACTCCAGCTAAGAAGAAGGCGTTAGCCGGAGTTTAAATAAAAAAAATAATATCGGGTCATAAACCCTAATATGGACATGAATGTCCCGACACATAGTCAGGAAACATTTCTATATTAGAGTTGATTTATTTATCACCATAAATTTGTAAAATATCTTTTACTATAGGAGATCTTTCTATATCTTCATGACTAAAAGTTATACACTCTATGCGTTTATAATTTGTCTTTTGTATTTTTTCATAAATATCTTTTAATCCGTTATCATCATATTTTCTATCGTGTTGATTTAAATCACCTGTTATTATCATTTTACTATCATTACCTATACGAGTGAGAAGCATTTTCATTTGATTGGGGGTACTATTTTGCATTTCATCCGCTATTATAAAAGCGTTCTTAAATGTTCTTCCTCTCATATAAGCTAAGGGGCATATTTCTATTATTTTTTCTTTAATCATATTTCCTATTTGATGTTGACTGTAAAATTCGGAAAATATATCCATGATGGGTCTCGTCCAAGGATCCATTTTTTCTTCTAGCGTTCCGGGTAGATATCCTATATCTTCTTCGACCGACACGGCTGGACGTGTTAAAATTATTTTATTGAAATCGCCATCATTTAAACCTTCTATAGCGGCGTAACACGCAAGCATGGTTTTACCAGTTCCAGCAGGACCTATGGCGAATATCATGGGTTTACATCCGTGTAAAACTCGTTGATAATCTTTTTGGTTATCATTTTTTGGTATGGCTGACGGAATTGGCAGTTCCATGTCGAATTGGATATCTTGATATTCTGTTTCAAATGAACACGGTGATAATTTTTCTCTTTTTTGCTTCTTACCTCCCATACTTTTTACTCAGAAGTTTTTGGTAAATTACCCATTAAGAGTCTCGCACTGGGATCTGTTATCTTTGTCCATTTCGGCCTCCATATTTCACTTATGAGATGGTTATGATGGTCTCCGTAATGATCCCAAAAAATGATTCTATAAAGAGCTTCTTCTTTCGTTAGAGGTGTGTTGTAGTCCTTTGATAAAATGCGCGCTTTACTAAACATCTCATCAGTAATGACCTGCTGTGAATGTGTTTTAACATGATTAACCCACCTACTTCCAACCGCATCACTCATACCATCCTTACGTCTCCATAAAATTTTATCCGGAAGATATCCTGTAAAAGCCTTCCTCAAAATATGTTTTTCTAATTTATGTATTTTGAGTTTTTGATTCATGGACATACAAACTTCTATAAATTCTTTATCCAAAAATGGGACGATAAGATCAAGACCATGGGCACCTGCACAACGATCCGCCCGAAGTCCGTCGAATTGATGAATTAGTTTTAGGCGTCTCATATTCTCATGAGCAAACTCTTCAACATCCGGGGCGTTGTGAAAGTATAAATACCCTCCTAATATTTCATCCGCACCTTCCCCGGAAAATATATACCTACAATTTGTATTCTCTTTTATATATTTACATAACATCCACATGGGTATACTCGCCCTAACGGTAGTCGTATCGTAAGATTCTAGAGAACGAATAACATCCGACATGTATTTAATACCATCATCAAGCGTGAAAATGACTTCTGTATGGTCGGAGCCTATATGTTTTGCCACTATTCTCGCAGATTCAAGATCTGGACTATCGTGTAGACCAATTGAAAATGTTTTAATTTTTCCAAGTTTTTTAGACGCAATCGATGCTATGAGACTACTATCCAAACCACCGGAAAGTAAAAATCCTACATCACGATCAGAGTGTTCCAATCTTTTATGTAAAGCTGATTCTAGAGTTTCTTTTACGATTTGAGTAGAATCTGTGGAGAGATATTTATACACGTGCCAATATGTATTGTAATAGCAAATAAAACTATCCACATACGAATCGTAGATATATCCAGGTGGAAATACGTGTATTGTCGATTGTAAAAACTTCAGAGCTTTGACCTCACTCGCGAAAGCTATAGATCCTTTATCATATCGAGTGTAAAACAGAGGTCTTACACCTACGGGATCTCTAGCGGCCATGACACGCTTTCCATTCGTATAGACGAATGCAAAATCCCCTTGCATCATATCAACGGTTCTAATTATTCCAACTGATTCGATCATAGGTAACAGAACTTCACAATCACTCTCACTCTTTTCATCACCTGTTGTAAAATCATTATAATTGTATATTTCTCCATTACATACTAGCATGGATTTGTTATGTCTAAAAGGTTGCATACCATTTTTAGATAAATCCTTTATAGAAAGCCTATAAAAATCCATACGACATTTACCCATAACATCCGACTTATAATCATCAGGACCCCTATGTGTCAACAAATCTACGGGGACCTCTACTTCTTCCCCGTATAAAGCTAGAATTCCACACATGAATATACTTACCTCCTATCCTTAAACTGATTAAAGGTAAACACATCATATTTTATAATGATTGTGGATTGTTTTACATTTCACAATGAAGTTGATTTTATCATTAAACGCATGACATATTTAAATTCCGTGATAGATAAATTTGTTATTGTTGAATCTACTTACACGCATAGGGGAGAGCCGAAAGAACTTTATTTTCAAATGAATAAAGATAAGTTCGATGTATGGAAAGATAAAATAATTCATATTATTCTTGACATAATTCCACAAGATTCAAATCCCTGGACTATGGAAAATTTACAACGTAATTATATTTTGAAAGGATTGAAAACAATGCCTGATGATGCTATTATTATGATTTCGGATGCGGATGAAGTTCCTAAAACCGAACTCATTAGAAAACTTCCCAAATCGTTGGACACTATAAGTTTGCATATGGTTACATTTAATTATTCTATCGAATATTTTCAAACATTTGAAAAATGGTTCGGAACTGTTATATCTACAAAGAAAAACGTAGTTGATAAAACTCCTCAATATTTTAGAGATAATAGATGGAAATTTCCACACATAGAATTTGGTGGATGGCATTTTTCTTCATTTGGAGATGAAAAATTTTTAGCAAATAAACTCAGGAGTTGTGCGGAATGTTATGATGAAGGGTTTGATGAACATATGGCTGAAACGTACATGAAAGAAAAATTATCACATAACGGTAAATTTAAATTAACACCTTCACCACCAGAACTTATAGCATCTTTACCAGATATTTTCAGATAATTAACTTAAAAGATCTAATAGCATTACATATATGCATCCCACACAACTTTATGTGGATATTTGCAAACGTCTCAAAACGTATTTCAAACCTTTTAAAACAAATTTGAAAAAGGTTAGATTTGGACCACACGGGGATGGTGGGTACGTAGCTATAGATATGAAAGAATGTGACGCTTTGTATAGTTATGGTTCAAACGATGAAATTGATTTTGAAAAAACCTTTTACGAAAAATATAAAAAGCCATGTTATGTTTATGATCACACTATAAAAGAGATAACTGATAAACCTAAATATGTACACTTTTATAGAGAGGGTGTTTCGTCTAAAAAGGAGGAAAATTTAAATACTATTGATGCACATATAGAAAATAATGGACACACTGAAAATACTAATTTATTTGCACAGATAGACGTAGAAGGAGCTGAATGGGATTCGCTCATAGCATCTAAATATCTTAAAAATTTTTCACAGATGATCATAGAGTTTCATTTATTTGGAAATATTCTATCATACGATAAAAAGATAGATGAACTTTATCAACATTTAAATAAATATTTCGTATGTGTGCATGTTCATGGAAATAATTATCCCTTGGTTCCTTGGATAGATAATAATTTTCCTATGGTATTTGAAGTAACGTATATTCGCAGGGATTTGGTAGATACTATAGAACCTGAGACTGAACCTTTCCCAATTAAAGGGCTCGACTATCCAAATTATATAGGTCGTCCAGATATGCACATAGATTACTTTGTTTAAAGAATTTAAAATATTGAAATGTATGGAGTTTGTTTATGAGAAGGATATAACACCTATAAAACCATTAGACAATGATAAATATTGGCCGGGTAGTACATATTCAATGTTTAGGTGTGTGTTAAAAAAGAATGACAAGTACATAACTTATGTTAGAGTATGTATAAATAATAAAACAATGCTCATGCATGAATCATTTAATCTAAATTGGGAAAGTAATGAAGATAAACGATATTTGGGTAGTGATATAAATTCCCAAGATCCTCGTATAATAGAAGTCCAAGATAAAGTATATGTGATTTTCATAGCGAAATCTCCATTTCCAAACCAATATTACACTTTATGGATTTTGGATCACGACACGTTTGAATGTAAACCTTTATACACAAAGGGTTTAGATGTGATAGAAAAGAATTGGGCGCCGTTTGTAAAGGATGGTAAAATGATGTTTGTATATAATTATGATCCAATTATTATACTATCATGCGACACTTCAACTGGGTATTGTCATGTAATCAAAGGCAGTCTACCTTTCAGTACACAAGACACTTTTATACGAGGTGGATCTAATTTAATGGATATGGGTGATTATTATATGGGATTTTCTCATTCTAGACTTCCTATTAATTCAAATGTTAGACCTGGATTTTTACATCTTACACATATGGTTAGAATTTCAAAACAAAATTTAGAACTCATAGACGTTTCTGAACCTATTATTTACAAAAAAGATGGAGATATAGTTAAGGAAACTATACAAGATCCGGTATCATGTTGGATAGATAATGACATAATTTATATTACAACAAATATGAGAGATAACTTTTGTGAAATTTATAGCTTTTCACAAAAATCATGGAATGAACGAGTAAAGAATATGTTAGAAAATACTAATAAAACTTGGTTTACATAATCCCTGGAACCATTTTGATCTTATTCACGTAGTATATATAACCACCTACTAGAGCTGCGAGTGCCAATAAAATATAATTAAATGATATCTTTTTACGTTTTTTCTCAGTTTCCTTTATAATCTTTTCAGCTTCTTCTTTAGTCGGGAGTCTTTCCACGCTCTGATGTAATTTTTCAATCTTACCTATGAGAGCGTGTATAGCTTCTAAAATCTGTGTTTCTTTGGAAATGGGTGTTTCTTTATGGTCAACGGTTGTGACTTCTAATATCATGTGCCACTTCGTAGCTGGGTTTAGTTTTACATAATCCCCGTCATCTTGTTCTTCGAATATTTCAAAGTCTAATTTTTGTATAGACATGGGGTTGAAATAATTTGTTTTTCTGTTGAAGCTTTTCCATTGTTTATCTCGCAAAAGAATACCATCCGTTCCGGTAAAGTGTCTCTCCAAAGGTACACGTGCAAAAATATGTCCGTGGCGTTCATCGAGCATTTGCGCAACTTGAGGTATATTTGGACACAAAACATCCACATGTTTTGCTATGTTAGTGTTTAGGTCAGTCGTGGTGGCTCCAACCTGTGTTATGTAAAAATCTACCATCTTTACACCTAACACGCGACTGAAATCTTCCACATGCGTATTAGAAGTTAGTGATAGATCTAATGAAAATGTGTTATTAGTTCCATTTACATAGTTGGAATCAACCACTATGTATTGAACTTTTTTAGGTATATCGTGGATCGACACCATTCTAATATTCTCACAGAAATAAAATTCACCTAAGTTGCGACGATGTTTGTATTTTTATCAAGTAAAAATGGAATTCTGTGTGCCGTGTATATCTCCCACGATCCAATTAGATGAATATATCAAGGATAGTTTATTTGCTGATGAACTGCGAAAGATGTTTCAAGATATTGCCAACGAGAACGATAAGTTGCGAGGGGAGATTAGCGAACTCAAGAAAAAGGGAAAAGTTTCAAAAGTAAAGGTCGAGAAAATCAGATGCCCGTGTCAAACGGCTAAGGGGGAGCAGTGTAAAAAGTTTTGCGCAGAAGGTTTGCAGACGTGTAAAGTCCATGCGCGTCCTCCCAAACCCGCTAAACAGCCAAAGCCTCCAAGAGTGAAGAGACCTGCGTGTACGGGAATCAACATAAGGGGTAATCCGTGTCGCAATAAATGTATCGAAGGTGAAACATTTTGTGAGAAGCACGACCCTTCCAAACCTCCGACGACTAAAAAAACAAAACGTCCTAAAAAGAGAGAGGTCCCCGTTCATAATCATGCCCCGGGAGAGACTCCGTCAGAACCTTGTACACTTTGTCAAACGCACGGTGATATATTCGATCCTAATATCGTCAAAGTAGAGTTTATGGAATCTCAAGGAGATGATGGATTGATGCTAAAAGATAGAATTTAAAACCTTAGTGGATATAAATTGTAATGAAAATAAGAGAAATGTCAGCTATTCGAAGATTAAACGTTTTACAAAATCATTTTAGAAATTTTTCTCCTTTAGCTTTATCCGAGCAAGTATTATTCGAAAATAGAGCTCCTAAAACTTTAGAAATTTTTCCGGAAATTCCTAAAAGATTCTCTATTCATTTGGATATTAATCA